ATGATATACATGTTGATTACACTATGCATCGACAACGATGCCACATTTTTGGCTGGTTGGCAAATCTGTCATCAGGGCGGACAACAACGCCACGATCTCATCTTTCTTGGGCAATTTTTAAGAAAATCCTCAAGGGCAAATCTTTTTGGCCTTGCTTCCTGTTCATGGTCAGGCATTTCATCCATTTCTCTTAATTTTTTTTCTACCTGTCTTTCAAGTATGGATAATGCGATTTCCCGTAATTCTTCGTTGTTCATTGTCTACTCCTGTAAAGAAATGCGCCGTAGTTCCTCACACCACGGCGCTGATAGTTTTTATCCTTTGGGTTCTATGCCGCGTTGCTGTAATTCTTTGCGGATTATTCGCTTTATCCAGGCAGCAAGAGAATCATCGCCGTCCTGTTGTTGTGCCTTTTCCATCTTTTCCCGTAAGTCAGGATCTAAACGGAACTGGAACGGAGGATTACCACGCCTTTCGTTTTTGTGTATTGACACGTTAATTACACCTCATATAATGTATTTATGTGTAATGACACATTACACACAATCAACACAAAAAGCAAAGCCCCGCACTGTAGGAGCAGTAACGGGGCTTCTAACCAACAACGTAAACTAGGAGCCGTTATGGTTGCCGTAAATCATATACCACACCTTGTACACACACAAACGGCCTTTGTGTGGCGTTTTCTGGCACTGAGTGCCGGAGAATCTCAAATAATCCACGTAACCGCCTGGACGGAACGCGAAGCGCGTAACCGTTGCCCGTCAGGTTGTGTTGCTGTATTCGCCGCCCGTATTCGCCAGGGGTCACATCATGCGTAAAAACCGCTTGCAAAAAATTATCACGGGGCTGTATGCTTCCCCCGTCGCCCACATGGCGACCGGGTTTAGCAGCCTGAATACATCTGGCGGACAGCCGCCCACATCCGATAAGCGGTTTTTTTGTGTCCGTAAACCTACCCATACCCGCATTATGGCGGGGCGTAACGGGGGAGCCTTTGTGCTCGCTGGTTTCCAGATGACCAGTCTGCTAACCCTGTTACGTCTCGCCACCATGTTTAGCAGCGTAGTAGCGAGACTCCTTAAAATTCATCTGGGAGCCTTTCACATGGCTGTATCCGCACGCCCTTATTTTGTCTGGCGCTTTATGCAGTGCCTGACAGACAGCATTGCAATATTCACCGTTACCGCAGCCACTGAACGCGAAGCACGCGCCCAGCTGCCGCACGCACATCTGATTTTTGTCGCCCGTATTCGTCAGGGGGTAGGCTTATGAGTCAGGAAATCACACTACAACAGGCAGCAGAACGCGCCCACCAAATCGAAGTTATTTGCGCACTGGCAGAGGATTACCCTGGCATGATGACCGACAGCGAATCAGGGGCAATCATCGGCTTACTTAAACGCCTTAGCGGTGAGGTCTGCGTATTCCTGAGCGATGAACAGGAAAGAAGAACGCTTATTTCTAACGAAAAAAAATGCGGAGGGGTACATGTGCAATAAAACCACACCGGACGCAGCAGAAGAAGCAATGCAAATACTGATACGTGCGCTCGTTGATGTTACCCACATGGTGGAGATTATGGAGAGAAAATCACAGTCGGAGCACGACAAAAGAAAACTTAAAACAATAAAAATAATTGCCAAAAACTCGCTGATAAAAGTTACAGACATCCTTAATGAGGACATTAAAAGAATAAGGGAGAAAATTTGTGATGCATAAAATCCCTTTTGAAGTATTAATCCACTCTGAAAACGCATTAATTAAAGCACGCGAAATGAATGCGTTGTTAATTAAATTAATTGAAGTGCCGGAAGGTGGTGAAGAATCAGGTGTATTAATGTTTGCAGCCATTCAGACATTACTATCGCCGGTTATTGATGAACTGGATAAGGCAATGGCAATTCACGAGAATAATAACTCGCCCCATACCGGAGAATAAAAATAATGAAACTTAAATATTCTGGCTTAACTGCCAGTGGCAAAACTCGCACTAAATTCATGCGCGGTGATATTTACCGCGACCAGTACGGCGGCACGGTAATGATTAAGGGCGTGGAGGAACGGCGCGTAACCTACCGTCGTGAAGGCTACGAATATGATTGCGTGATGCCTGTTTATCAGTTCGACCGTGATTTTTCTCTGGTGCAGGCTGTACCGCGTAACGTTCCAACCAGCAGGGAGAAAGCACGCGCCAATATTCAGGAAATAAGAAAGATGTTGAATGTATTCAGGGGTAAAAAATGAAACTGGCACCGAACGTAAAACTGTTACCGAAAGATAAACACACTGAGGCGGTTATTTTTGCGGGTGATAATGCTCACTCCTTTGCAGAACATTACATGATTGCACAGGCCAAAAAAGCAGGCGATCCCATCCCTCCGGTTTACCTGGGCCGTTATCAGTTAAGCGAACTGGACAATTTACAGATTGTTGATGAAGGACGATACAGAGCAAAGGTCATACGCGCCGGAAACCTGGACGATATGCAGATGCTGACCATTGCCACCAAACTGGCGATCGCAGGTGTCCGGGAAGCGCGGTTACTTTCAGAGAATTTCGAACTACTGGAGGACTGGAGCGAGCAACTACCGCGACTTAAAGAAACCTGGGAACGCGGGGAAAGTCTGGTCATGAATGGCGTAAAGCGAAAAATCACACTTCCCATCTCATGGGGTTCTGAGGGATTCGACGCGCAGCAAAGCTACGTAATTAAGGGGCTTATTCCGGCTGAATCATTATGCAGCACCTACGGGGCCAGCGGTTCTTATAAATTGTTCCTGGCTATTTCCTGGTCGTGCCATGTTGCCACAGGTATGGCATGGGGAGGCCGCAGGGTAAGTAAGGGCGCGGTTATCTATATCGCTGGCGAAGGCAGTATGGGCGTAAAACGCCGCGTTAAGGCGTGGGAGATAACCCACGACAAGGTGGTTACGGATTTGTGCATCGTTAACGCGCCTGTCTTCCCTGCATCGCCTGACTATGTGGAGCAGGTTATCAGGACTGCCGGACTTGTTAAGAGCAGAACGGGCGAAAATGTGCGGCTGATTGTGATCGACACGCTGGCCCGTTGCTTTGGTGGGAATGATGAAAATGATTCCCGTGATATGGGCGCATTTATCCAGGGGTGTGACGCGATAAAGCAGGCCACAGGGGCCACGGTACTGGTGGTTCACCATTCCGGCAAGGATGAAACAAAGGGGGCGCGAGGTTCCAGCGCATTCCGCGCTGCACTGGATGCAGAGTACCGAATCAGCCGGGAAAATTCAGACGTTACAGCACTGGTGGCGGCGTGTACGAAGATGAAAGACGCAGAGGAGCCAAAAGAGAGCGCATACGACCTTAAAAGCGTGGAGGTGTTTACCGATACCGATGGCGAAGAGATTGTGTCCATGGTGGTGATTGACGTTCCCCGCGCCCCTGCTGAACTGGAGCGCATAGAGGAGGCCGGGAACAAGACGGAAAATCACACGGCTTTATGGGGTTGTATCCGGTCACGTATACAGCATGGTGATAAATGCACGATCCCGCTGCTACGTGATGACATGAAAAAGCTGGGATATGACACAAAACACCTTAAACGATGGTTAGCCAAACTGGAAAAAGACGGCGTGATTTGCGTCGATGGGGATGATGTTCACCCACTGTAAAAAGTGGGCGTTAAAAGTGGGCGTTAAAAGTGGGCGTTAAAAGTGGGCGTTAAAAGTGGGAATAGTGGGTAATTTAACTGGAATTTAACAAAATCGCCCACTTTCCCACGTGTATACATCCCAAAAAGTGGGCACTAAAAAAATACTTATGAAACAGTACGATATAAAACCACAAAATCCCAGGTGGGACGAAGTGGGAAACCATGAAAAGTTGGTAGAAAAAGTGGGCACAGGTGGGCGCATGACCAGAAAAACCAGAGATAAGACAGCACCAAAATATCGCGCATTAGACATGACAGAGCACGCCTTAAAGGTGGCAATCAGAACGATAGACCGACACGTAGGGGAAGGATACGCGAAGGAACATCCCGACCTGATAAGCGCATTCATGACCACAGCAGCGGCAAACTTTGCCACGCTGACAGAACGGGAGATCGCAGAAGCAGAACAGGTAACAACCATCAACGTTAAAACCGGAGAGGTGGAATCATGACAGCACAGATAGCGGCTTACGGGCGGCTGGTGGACGACCCGCAGGTAAAACAGACCAGTAAGGGCACACCGATGACGCTGGCGCGTATGGCGGTATCGTTGCCATGTAGTCAGGCGCAGGATGGGCAGGCGACGTTATGGCTATCGGTCATCGCATTTGGTAAGCAGGCCGACTTCCTGGCTAAACATCAAAAAGGCGACGTTGCCAGCGTATCCGGCACGATGCAGGTCAGCCAGTGGACCGGACAGAACGGGGAAACGCGGCAGGGTTATCAGGTTATTGCAGACAGCGTAATCAGTGCCCGTGCGGCACGTCCTGGCGGGAACAGACGCAAAACCACAGGCACACAGGGTAATCAGCCACCAGCGGGAGGCGATGACCCTTACGGTGACGGTATTCCGTTCTGAGGGGGTGGCGATGGTACATGACCGCATAGCGGAAGAACTCGAGGCGAAAGGCTTTTACCGGAGGGCGTCGGCGCGATGGGGTGAAGTCATGCTGCTGGTGGAGACAGACAAGGAACGGCATCAGGTTACGATGCGACGGCTGGAATGTTCCAGGAAGGCACAGAAGCCACCGGAGCCGCCGGATAACTTCGGAGACCTGAGAAAGGCAGTAGATCGCACTTATGCTGAAATGGGTATAGATGGTGTAAGCGATGAAATATGGCGAAATTACCAGGACAGATAATCACACAGCCGGAGCAATCCGGCTTTTTGTCATGTTTTGTAAATTATTTGTTCGTGGTTGTTCCACGTTGCTCGCTGACCGGAACGGCATATTTTACCCGACCTGAATCATGATTATTCTCGCCCGTGGTGCCAGGACGCTGGGGCCATTTTCCCGCCTGTTAATGTGCTCGCCAATATTCATTACCAGGCGGGAAAACGATCGGTGCGATTACTGATTTCCTTATGAAAAACGGTTGAGTGTTTGCCGCGTCCTGGAGTTCCTTACTTAACCCCAGGACTTTTTTTATGCCGAGAATAATCGAATTACGCCAGCAGAAAACCGCCATTAAAAATCAGATGCGCGACATGCTGGAGAACGCGGAAAAAGAAAACCGCAGTCTTAACGATGCTGAGGGCGCAAAATTTGACGAATTACGCGCTAAAGCTGAATCCCTCGATAAAGACATTTCCCGCCTTGAAGCCATTGCAGACGAAGAGCGCAGCAAGCCAGGTAAAAGCAGCCAGACCACTGACCCCGCAGAACTACGCAACTACATTCTGACAGGTGAAACCCGCGCATTAAGTACAGGCGTTCCCGCTGATGGTGGTTATACCGTTATCCCCGAACTGAACACCGAAATCATGCGAATGCTGACGGATGAATCCACCATGCGCCGCATCTGTACCGTGAAGAAAATCAGCAGCAACGAGTTTAAGCAGCTTGTTTCCGCTGGCGGTGCGACCGTTAACCACGGTGAAGAGGGTAAGACACGCGAACAGACCAGCACCCCGCAGATTAACGAGGTGAGCATTAAGCTGTATCCGGTCTATGCGTACCCGCGCACCACATAGGAAATCGTGGATTTTTCCGATGTGGACATCCTTTCATGGCTGACGGGTGAGATTGGCGACACCTTCACGGAAACCGAAGAAAGCGATCTGGTTGTGGGCGACGGTGACAAAAAAGCAAAAGGTTTTTTATCCGTACCCCGTGCAGAGAAGAACGACAAAGAGCGTGATTTTGGTACGTTGCAGGTAATTAAACCTTCCGAATCTCTGGCGTGGACATCTGCGGACCCGCTGATCGACCTGAAATTTGCATTACGTAAAAAATACCGCAAAAACGCGGTCTGGGTGGTTAACTCCACGACGGCGGCAAAACTTCAGAAGGTGAAGAACGCGAACGGTGATTACATCTGGCGCGACCGTTTACAGGCGGGTGATCCTGATACGTTGCTGGGCCTTCCGGTCGAATATCTGGAGTTTATGCCTGATAACGTTATTGCCCTGGGTGACTTCAAACGCGGTTACTACATTGTTGATCACGAAACAGGTGTTCGCACCAGACCGGACAACCTCACAGAGCCGGGCTTCATCAAAATTTTCACGCAGAAATATTTAGGCGGTGGCGTGGTGGATTCGAACGCGATCAAGATTCTGGAACTGCCACAGGACGACGATTAACAGCATACAGAAGGGGCTTAAAAGCCCCTTTAGTGTTTTATGGGTGAAAAAATTATGAAGAGTATGGAAATCCGGTCATCGGAAATCACTACCAGCGGAGCCGGTACGCTGACGGGCTACGTTGTTCGCTGGGATAAGCTTTCAGAACTGCTATGGGGGGAGTTTTACGAAAAATTCCAGCGGGGGGCGTTTACTGAGTGGCTTGCGGCGGGTAATGACGTTCGCGGCCTGTATGAGCATGACCACAGCATGTTACTGGGGCGCACCCGTTCCGGCACGCTGAAACTGGAAGAGGACGAAACAGGGTTACGCTTTGAACTGACCCCACCGGATACCAGTACAGGGCGCGACGTTATCGAACTGGTTAAACGAGGTGATATATCCGGCATGAGCTTTGGCTTTCGTTCCCGTAAGGATGTATGGGATACCACAACAGATCCATGCGTGCGCACCGTGCTGGTGGCGGAACTATACGAAATTACCGTTACATCCGTACCGGCTTACCCTGATTCCGGCGTGGAGCTGGCCCGCCGCTCCCTGTACGAGCAGCACCCCGAAAAAATGCCGCGTGCGGATAATCGCCGCTGGTGGGCGGATTTAGCGGGGGTGTGATATGTGGCCTTTCAGAAGAAAAAAAGAGCAGCGCAGCATGACGCTTGATGAGTTTATGGCGCTGGCTGGCACATCGAACACGGGGGCGGGTGAGTACGTATCATCGGGGACAGCGGAATCACTGCCCGCCGTCATGAACGCCGTCACGGTCATCTCTGAGGCGGTGGCTACCATGCCGTGTTACCTGTACCTGGTACGCAATGAGAAGGGGAAGGAGGCCCGAGAGTGGCTTGATTCTCATCCGGTCGATCACATCCTCAACGAGCGCCCGAACGCATGGCAAACCCCCTACCAGTTTAAGCGAATGATGATTCGCCACTGCCTGTTAAACGGTAATGCTTATGCGGTGATTCAGTGGGGGCGTGATGGTTTTCCAGTCGCTTTGCATCCTTACCCGCCGCAGTCGGTGAACGTTGAGCAGACAGGTGAGCATAACTGGCGCTACTGCATCACTGACGCCTACACCGGAAACACCCGCAACTATTTACCGTGGGAGGTTCTCCACCTTCGTTACTCCACGGATGACGGTTTTATGGGGCGCTCACCTGTAACCATCTGCCGCGAATCGCTGGGGCTTGGGCTGGCCCAACAACGCCACGGCGCGAGCGTGATGCGTGATGGCATGATGGCGGCAGGGGTTATCACGTCAGGCGAATGGCTGGACGGCGTGAAGGGCAAACAGGCATTAGCCGCACTGGAACGCTACAAAGGGGCCAGAAACGCCGGAAAAACGCCCATCCTTGAAGGGGGTATGAGCTATCAGCAGCTGGGCATGAGTAATCAGGATGCTGAATGGCTGGCCTCCCGTCGCTTCACCATTGAAGACATCGCCCGAATGTTCAACGTCTCGCCGATTTTTTTGCAGGAATACAGCAACAGCACCTACAGCAATTTCAGCGAGGCAAGCCGCGCATTTCTCACCATGACGATGCGCCCGTGGCTGGCGAACTTTGAGCAGCAGATAAAAAACGCCCTGCTGGTGGCCTCACCTGTACCTGGTATCCGGTATCAGGTGGAGTTTGACAGCGCGGACCTGTTACGGGCCACTCCTGGCGAACGCTTTGCCACCTATGAACGCGGCATCAAATCCGGCGTTATGTGCCCGAACGAAGCCCGCGAACGTGAAGGGCTGTCCCCGCGTGATGGTGGTGATGAGTTCAGCCAGGCATGGAAACAGGAAGTAAAAATCAGCGAGGGAGAAAAACCGGAATGAACATAGGGCGACTGCGTGACAGGGTAACGATTCAGACCCTGAAACAGACCAGGGATATAACCGGCGAAATACTCGAAACGTGGGTGGACGGTCACACACTCTGGGCAAGCGTGAACATGATCAGCAGCAAGGAGGCCATTTCATCGGGTGCAGAACTGGCGACTGGAACGGTAAGGATATGGATACGCTACAGGAAGGACATCAACGCCACCAGCCGGATAAAGGTCAATACGGGGCCGCTGGCGGGGCGTGTACTGAATATCATCGGGCAGCCGCTGCCGGATGCCGCCAGGACACGCCTTGAAATTCTTTGTCGTGAGGGCGCGGAAAAATGACAGAAGAACTTATCACCCTGGAAGAAGTGAAACTCCATTGCCGCATCGATGGCGACGAGGAAGACCAGTTAATCAGCGGATACATCGCCGCATCGCTTGAGGCGTGCCAGATACACATAGGCAGGCGCTTTGATGACGGGCTGGAGTTCACGCCAGCCATAAAGATTGGCTGCATGATGTTTATCGCTCACCTGTATGAAAATCGCCAGATTGTCGCGGATAACGCAAAAACACGCGTACCCATGACGATTGGTGCACTCTGGACGGCTTACCGTGATGTGGGGGTGTACTGATGCCGTGGCAACCATTAAGACGATGCACAGAACCAGGCTGTAACAGGCGCGTGAAGTCCGGCAAGTGTGAGGAGCACAGGCGGGCGGCATGGCGTGCAGAGGATGCCAGACGAGGACACCGCCGCGCGCGTGGGTACTCCAGACAGTGGGACAAATACCGCGCCATGTATCTGAGTAAAAACCCGTTATGCGTGCGATGCCTTGAGAAGGGGATATATACGCCCGCCGTGGTGGTGGATCACATTATCCCGATTAATGGCGGTGATGATGTTCTCTTCTGGCCCGAATGGAACCATCAGCCATTGTGCCAGGCGTGCCATAACCAGAAAACGAAATGGCTTGATCCGGCAACAAAAAGCAAGCGTGCCGCAGGTGGATTTCGTGAAGAGGAAGAACGGGCCGCTAACCGCAATAACTGGATGTATGACGCTGATGAATGAGCGGGAACAAAACCGCCTTATCCGTGGACTTATAAGGCAGCGTGACGCATGGAAGACACAGGAAACAGGGCATAAAGATAAAGCGTCAGGACGCGCAGAACGCATCACAGCGAAGCGATTAACCGACCGTGACTGCGAGGTTATGGAATGTTTCCGCAATCGCTGATGAGGCTGTATGACGGGGTGGGGGGCGTTTTCAGGACAAACCCGACCCCGCCGGGCACCGAACGCCTCCTCAAATTTTTATGCACGGGAATTTTTTGAAAAATAATCTGGCGAAAAAATAAGCATGGCAAGACCACCGAAAGCCCCCGCCTACCTGGATGATATCGCCGTGAAGCAGTGGCGGGAAAAATCGCGGCAGCTTGCGGAACGGGGAGACCTTACCCCCGCCGACTGGAGTAATCTGGAACTGTATTGTGTCAACTACTCCATTTACCGGAAAGCCGTTGCAGACCTTGCGGCGCGCGGGTTCAGCATTGTTAACAGTCAGGGCGGCGAGAGCAGAAACCCCGCATTAAGCGCAAAATCCGACGCTGAAAGAGTGATGATAAAAATGGCCTCCTTGCTCGGTTTTGACCCGATAAGCCGCCGTAAAAATCCACCGGAAACAGAAGAAGAGGACGAGCTTGACCGCCTGGAATAAGTACGCAGAAGACGTAAAAACGGGCAAAATTCCGGCCTGTAAACGGCTGAAACAGGCCGTTAAACGGTACTTTTCGGACCTTGAAAGCCCCCTTTACACGTTCGATCGTGAGGTTGTGGAGCGGTTTATTGCCTTTTCCAGGGTGTGCCCGCACGTAAAAGGCGCAATGCGCGGTAGCCCCATTGAGCTGGAGCCGTGGCAGCAGTTCGCCTTTGCGTGCATCCTCGGCTTTAAGGTTAAGGCCACCGGACGGCGCAAATACACGAGCGCCTTTATCGAAGTGCCGCGCAAAAATGCGAAATCCACGACCGCCGCGATTCTGGCTAACTGGTTTTTGATTATGGAGAACGGTCAGCAGGATATCTACACCGCAGCGGTGAGCCGTGACCAGGCGCGGATCGTCTTTGATGATGCGCGTCAGATGTGCCTTTTATCCCGACCGTTACGCAGGCGGGTGAATATTCAGGCGCATAAGGTGATACACCCGAAAAGCAACAGCCTGTTAAAGCCGCTGGCAGCAAAAGCGGCAACCATTGAAGGTACAAACCCGAGTCTTGCCATTGTGGATGAATATCACCTGCACCCTGACAACGGGGTTTATTCCGCGCTTGAACTGGGAATGGGGGCGCGTCCGGAGGGGCTGTTATTTGCCATCACCACATCGGGGAGCAACGTTGTTTCAGCCTGTAAACAACACTACGACTATTGCTGCCAGATACTGGATGGTGAAGAGGTGAACGAATCCATGTTCGTGCTGATTTACGAGCTGGATGATGAAAGCGAGGTTGACGATCCGGCGATGTGGATAAAGGCGAATCCCAATATCGATGTTTCCGTCGATCGTGAAAAACTGGCCTCAACCATCCAGAAAGCGCGGGGAATACCGTCGCAGTGGGTGGAGATGATGACAAAGCGATTTAATATCTGGTGCCAGGGGGCTACCCCGTGGATGGGTAACGGCGCATGGGCTGAGTGTGCCGGAACGTTCACGGAGGAAGATTTACACGGCCAGGAGTGTTACGCGGGGCTGGATTTATCATCAACCAGCGATATTTCCAGCGTATGCTATGCCTTTCCGGTCGGTAAAACCATTATGCTGATTTCCCGTCATTATCTGCCGGAGTTCCAGCTACAGAACCCCGCCAATAAAAACCGCGCTGTCTATCGTCAGTGGGCTAAAGCGGGCTGGATACGCACAACGCCTGGCGACTGCATTGATTACGACCGGATCAGAGATGACATCATGCAGGACGCGGAGAAATTTCATATCAGGCTGGTGGGCTTTGATACGTGGAACGCCACGCATCTCAGAACGCAATTACAGGGGGCAGGTTTTGAGGTGGAGCCGTTCCCGCAAACCTACCTCAGATTCAGTCCGGCGGCGAAATCGTTCGAAGTTTTTGTTAACCGCAGGGTGATTGTGCATCGTGGCGATCCGGTGTTGTCCTGGTCGATGAGTAACGTCGTGATGCAGAGTGACGCGAACGCCAATATCAAGCCGAACAAGAAAAAATCACCGAACAAGATAGACCCGAGCGTGGCGGCACTGATGGCGTTTGGTACATTCCAGGCAGAGCATGAGGATTTTGCTTTTGATATAAGCGACAGCCACCGCCAGAAACTGGAAGAATTCAGCGGGGTGTAATGAGGTCAGCAGCATGACAGAAGCCGAACTACTGGGATTAATCCGCCGCGTATCTGGAATCAGCCAGCAGGCTGACGAACAGACCACGCAGCCGGACAGCGTGACAGCCGAAAATTATGCGCGTGTTGTTGCTGAGGTGATGTGCCGTGATGGTATCCAGCTTAATGATGTTGATATGCGCAACATACGGATCCGCGTTCTTGAAATGCTGGCCTACAATCGCCGCGTTGAACTGCATCGGGAGAAAGAAAAAATAACGTACCACTGGAAGAAGCCGGAGCGGTTGCGGCGGTAACTGGTTGATATTTTCGAAATTCGCCAGCGGCGAACATCGGGGAAACCAGCCTAACCCGTTGATTCTTTCGGAAACAGCCATTGGCGGAATCCGGCGCGGTAACTTGCTGATATTCCCGATAACGCAAAATTGCGTGGCTGAATGAACATTATGATTACTTATGATTACGCAGATGATTAAGGCCTAAACCGTTGATTCTTCCCAATTTCCACAGACTGTGGAAGTTGGCGCGGTAACTTACTGAGATTAAAGCAAAGCGCAAAATTGCGCCGACTACATCCCTCACATGCGAAATTTTCGCAGTTTAATTACTCGCCAGTTTGATCGTTAACCCGCTGATATTTTCGGGAACCTCAATTTGAGGAAGTCGGCGCGGTAACTGGTTGATACTTTCGACCTCCTCAATTTGAGGAGGTCGGGGCACAGAAAAACAACGAATATGTTGTTTTTGGGAATGGTCATAATGACCACGCAGACCATCAAGGCAACCACAACGAACATCGTTACGGTTGGAGCTTTTACCCCACTGGGGGAAAGGTATTACGATAATCATAACACCTACCGAACAGGTAAAACCCACCAGCCTGATTAACAGTTAACCGGAAAAAAAATCCGGTAGCCCCGTTATGGGGATCCCCATATCGACATTAACGCCCCTCATGAATTGGTGCGCTTCCCCCTGGAAAGATTACCCGCCTGTATATTTCTTGTGTCTATTTGTTCCACGTTGTTTCATACAGTGCACCGAACGGTGTAGTTAATGGTGTAGTCAATTTGCTGTTTTTAGCACTTTTTGCAGTGTGGGTTGTTTAATTAAATCAATTGGTTGCCTTGCTGTGGTGATAAAAGGACATATTTATTCATCTTTCGGCGCAGAATGCTGGCGACCAAAAATCACCTCCATCCGCGCACCGCCCAGCATGCTCTCTCCGGCGACGATTTTACCCTCATATTGCTCGGTGATTTCGCGGGCTACCGCCAGCCCTACACCTTGCCCAGGGCGTAAAGTATCAACCCGTTGACCACGGTCGAAAATGACCTCTCGCTTGCTTAATGGAATACCGGGGCCATCATCCTCGACCACAATATAGAGATGCTCGTCGGTTTGCCTTGCAGAAATTTCGACAAACTCGAGGCAATATTTACAGGCATTATCCAGCACGTTGCCCATCACCTCGACAAAATCGTTCTGCTCACCGACAAAGCTGATCTCTGGCGAAATATCGAGAGAGATATTGACCCCTTTGCGTTGATACACTTTGTTCAGCGCTGAGGTGAGATTGTCCAGCAGTGGGGCGACCGGATGCAGCTCGCGGCTGAGCAATGTCCCGCCGCGCATACTGGCACGATGCAGGTAGTAGCCAATTTGCTGTGAAATGCGGCTGATTTGCTCCAGCATTACCGGCTCAGCATCACTGACGCTCATCTTTTCACTACGCAGAGAACGCAGCGTACTTTGCAGCACCGCCAGTGGCGTTTTCAGACTATGGGTCAGGTCGGTGAGCGTCGTACGGTATTTGTCGTAACGTTCGCGTTCACTTTTTAACAATCGGTTCAGGTTTCGTACCAGACTGGTCAGTTCTCGCGTTGTGGCTGGATTGAGCAATTCGCGGTTATGTTCTTCCAGTTCGCGGACTTCTTTTGCCAGGGCTTCGATGGGGCGTAAACTCCACCAGGCGGCGACCCACAGCAGCGGGATCACTAACAGCAGATTGGCTGAGAGCACATAGATAAACCAGCTCCAGACCATATAGGAACTTTTTAGCTCCACCGGAATGGTATCCACCACCACAATGGTTAATTTTGGCATCCGCGATGTTGCCGGGTAGACGTTTACTGCCACCGAGTGGGTCATCTCCGCGTCGTCATCATCTTCCCGCACTTCCTGCAACTGTTGCTGTATCGAATGATCTCCACTCAGCAAGAGGCTGGTATCGTTAACATCCGCTTCAATTTCATGAAAACCATTCGATTTCAGCCAGTCAGGCTGGATCATCTTCATCAGCCAGGGCACGTCACGTTGCGCCCATAAAAGCTGCCCGTTCTCATCATAAATTAGCGTCATGGTGGGGCTTTGCTTGTCGATATTTTCGGGTAACTCGACATGCAACTTATTGTTTTCCCACTTCGCAAGGGTATAGAACAGATTGCTCTCGCCACGTAACAGCCGAAACGTAGTTTTATCGAAACTGACGCTATAACCGATCAGCGCGACCATTCCGTAGGCAAGCGAAAGCACCAGTACTACCGCAGCCGTTGCCAACAGAAAACGTACCCGCAGTGAGAGCGGGAAAAAAAGACGCAGTAATTTTTTCAT